TGCTTGTGGTCGTATTTGGTCAATAATACTAACCCAAGTGTCTATACATTGGCAAGGTTGGCAATCACTCTGGGAGTGTCAACGGATTGGTTATTGGGGGTAGATCAATGATTAGTGAGTACAACAAGGGCGGCAGCTTTAAAGAGTACATAGACAAAGCTGTAAAGTGTAACGGCACAAGTCCAGAGATCGAGTGCGAGAAAGTCATAGCTAAAGAATATCTAAAGAGCCTAAAGAAAGGGGGATGCAATGAGAATACTATTAGGGATGCCGACAGTCGGGACCATACCGAGCAAGACCGTAATAAGTTTACTTGCGACTGTTGAACGTGGGAAGGTAGAGCCGATGATAGTTACGGGATCATTAGTCTATGATTCAAGGGATGCGATAGCCAGGTACGCGGTCGATAATGATTATGATTATGTCTTATACTGTGACTCTGATATGGTGTTTGACAAAGATAACCTGATGCGGTTGCTGTCGCATAACGTCGGGATATGTTCAGGGCTTTATGTAACAAGAGCGGGGGAGCGAAAGAACGTCGCTTATAAAAAGATAATCACAAGAAGACGGTTCCCATATCGGCAGCCTAAACTAATTGTCGATGATACGTCGTCAGGATTTGGCCCTGTGAGCGCGTGTGGCTTCGGATTTTGCCTTGTAAAGTGTTCGGTGTTAAAATGTATGTATAAATATTATAAGAGCCTATTTGAGCCGTTTAAGGGCGTAGGAGAGGATATAGCATTTTGCATCAGGGCAAAGAGGATCGGCTTTAAAACATTCATTGATCGAGACGTTAAGCTCGGTCATGTAGGGGAGAAGGTGTACGAATGACAGATAAAGAGCTATCAGATGATCTATTCACAAAGGACGGTGATTAAATGATAACAGCGCGACAGTACGAAGAAAATATGCTTGAGATCGTCAGAGATTATATAAATCAGCCTGAGACCATGTATAAACTAATGGACAAGCTAAACGCAGACACGTTAAACTGCCTTGGATATGCTGCCGGGGTTGAAATCTTTGAGAGATTCAGGAAAAAAGAACAGGAATAAAAACGAAACCCCATCGGCCATGACTCCGGTGGGGCTTCTTCTTTAGCAACCAACTAAAGGATATATATATTATACTATATCTTTGAATATCCTGCAATCGGTTCGGTATATTATGTCGTCACACTCATTGTTGAGCGGATTCAGAAAACAGACTGTCATGATTATGTCGTTTGTGTGGTATCTGTCCGGGTAGGCTATGTAATTATAATAGGCTTCCCCGTTATATAACTTGCCGTCGCCGTCCTCGTTTAAGACGCGGCCAAAATCTATATCTGTGCGGTACATTGTCCAAAGTGCGGTAAATATTAACAGTGTGGTTATTATTATTCTTTTCAAAGTCATTCTCCTTTCTGTTCCTTTATCAAAGTTTGGTAGCCGTGTTTGCATAACCACAAAACTCTATCTTCAGCTTGTTTTAAACTTCCATACGTTGCCCAAAGGCGAAATCTTTTCATTTCTCCAATTTTGTAATAAACCTGCCATGCTTTCATGCTGTACTCCTTTCTAATCCATTAAATGATCGTAAATCCTCTCTAAACTGCTTATGCTTTTCTTGGTTAGCTGCTCCTTTGTAAATCTTTCCGGGGCCTCTTCCAGGATTTCAGCTATAAGCCAAAGCCGATATTGTTTATTATCCATTCTGTCCCCTTTCTAGTAGGCTTCCTGGGCCTCTAACATTAAGTCCTCGATAAATTCGTTGTATGCTTCTCTTATAGCCTTTATTGAGGCTGTCATGATGCCGGGCTTGTCGTCCGGTATCTTTGCATACTCGTCTATCTCGGCCTGATTGTGGTACATTATAGCGTTGCTCATATTTATTCTCCCTTCTTTACTTTCCCGGTGCCTGATAGTCTTCTATCATGTCAAGCAAAAATGCTATGACAGCTTCCGGGTTTGTCTCTATGTCGTTTGCTATGCTTTCCGGTGTGGCGTCCGCGTCTCTCATTCCGTAAAAGTCAACGTCAATGATCCGCTGTGCTAATTCAAGTTTACTCATGGTCTTTTCTCCTTTCTTTAGTTTGGTTGCTGCACTCACCTTTACTCGCGGACTTGTGACCGCCGTTGGTAGGTTTACAGCGCCGGGATAAACCCGGCTTGATGTTATGCCGCTATTCTGTAAGCGTGATTTGAAAGCTGATCCGTGATATTGACCTCTGTGTCGTTTACATCCTGAACCATGCTATCAAAGCCAAGATCGTCGGCAGGAACCACAATAACCTCATGGACTGATGACGGCAGGACTGTAAACCCTTCCGGGAAAATCTCCCTAAGATCATCGAGCTTTGAAAGTATGGCATAAGCTCCAAACATCCGGTTACTGTTTGTGACTACATACATCGGGCAGTCGTAACCTTCCGGCAGGGGATGGCCCAGCTCCTTCATCATGTCGGCCATGCTTTGGATCGTGCCGTCGTTGCTGTTTGCTTCAGCTACGCTCAAAACCTCGTCCGGTGTAACATTCCACTTCTCTATAAGCTCGTTTGTAACCTTGCAAGAACCGTTCTTGATAACTCCCTCAACGTAGGGGATTATTACAAGATCATCAAAACCGTTGCCGGCTTCCCTGAAAACATCCGCTTTTGTGGCCTTGTTATAAAGCCTTGCCCTTAACATAGGCTTTACAGCTTCCCAGTCGGTCATAAATCCAAGATCAACGCTTATAGCGCTTTTCTTTGCTATCTCCTGAACCTTTGCGGCGGCTTCCTCGACTGTCAGGCCGTCGGCCTTCATGTCGTCAATGTAGATCGTCGGCTTTGCTGTTGATCCTGTGTCAACCATAATCCCGGTAAAGATCGCGCCGTTGGCCTTCTCTACTTCCTTGACTTCACCGTTTACTAACCTTGCTACCTCGTTTGCATACTCTTTTTTTGACATAATTCTGTCTCCTTTCGTTGGTTGGTTGTTTGTTTCCGGACTATTCCGGGAGAGCGGCGGCCGGAATCGAACCGGCCTACACCTTACCGCTTAATATTCGTTATTTCTGAACCGTCTTATAAGATCGGCGCGGTCAGAGCCGCAAATATGGGCTTTAAAGCACCCATCAATTAATACCCTGCCGCTTGCGTAAGCGTCGCACCAGTCAGAAGCCGGAAACTCATAATCAAGGATCAGGGCGGCAAAAGCGCGGCTGTCGATACATTCATTCATAGGTCTACTCATAATAAAATCTCCTTTCTTGGTTGCTTATTTAGGAAAAACCCTTGCCCGGTGTCGAGCCGGGAACCGTCCGCCGCAAGGGTTAGGATTTAGTTAAGCTCTACATAGAACACGTTACACTTAGTGTCTTTTACAACGATCGTCTTGCCGTCCTGTGTGAAGCTGTATACTGTGCTGTAATTGTGGGAACCGCGACCGGCAACCCTAAGATCATGATTGTAACCGGGTGTATTAACAGCGCGGCGCTTGATTGCCTCGAAGCTCTCGACCTTTGCCCTTGACGGCCTGTCGTAAGCGTCGTATATGCTGTCATACCTTGCGTGCTGATGATCCCATAAAATAGCCTGTCCCTTCTGTGTAGTTGCGTTTACTTTCGTCATAAATTCTGTCATGGTTTTGTTCTCCTTCCTTTAATGTCATGATGTCATGATACTATATTTTGTTGCCGGTTTAAGGGTTGCCGGCGCCCTTTTTTATATTATTTTGTGTACCACTGGCACCAGTCGTTTTCGTGTGCTATGGTGTCATTTTCAAGGATAAAGTTGGTTGCCGTTTCCGGTATATCCTTGTATGCATAACTTGCTATCAATCCGCTGTGGTAAAAAACTGTTACCGCCTTGTGTTCGTCTTTGGTTATTCTTACTTTTTCGATCATGGCTTTTTCTCCTTTCCTGTCATGGTGTCATGTCTTGCTGACAATGACATCCTATCATGACGTCATGATTTGTGTCAACACTTTTTTAAAAAAAATTTCAAAATGCCTTCAAACCCGCATAAACACTGGAAACTTTTTTTTTCTCAAATCTGGAACCGGCACAAGAACGGCAGGAAAAAAAGAAAAGAACCAAAAGAAAAAACCCAAGAATTGTATTGATATTATATAATAAATAGGATATAATGACGTCATGAGCAAAGCACACCAAAAAGCCGTTGAACGGTACAACGCGAAAAACTACACCCGGCTAACAGTCCGGCTGAAAAATGAGGACGTAGAGCGGATAAAGGCCGCAATCGGGCAACGGTCTGTAAATGGATTTGTAGTTGAGGCCATAGAGGAAAAAATCACAAGGGAAGAAACACAGAAGTAAAAAAGAATATAACGAAAGGAGTTAAGGCGCGTTTGTCCAGGAGACAGCGCGCTTTTTTTATTGCATGAAACAGGCCGATCAGGAGCCAAAAAAAGAAAAGAGCCGGGCAAGCATGATAATTGACGGCGACATAGAGCCGGAAGAAAACGAAAGATACTTACTCAATTTAAGAAAGCGTGTACCGTTTAACCAGATGGACCCGGAAAAGGTAAAAGAGATCAGGAGAAAAGGCGCGGAAGCGGTCAACCAATTACACGGCAAGAAAAAGACAGCTAAACAGGCGTTGGCCGATGTTCTGACATTAAAAGTAAGTGATGAAATAGTAAGCGCAGCGGGCATTGATCCGGCGATAGCGGCGAAGCTCAAGAGGGATAACCCTGACGCGACAATGTACGATCTCATACAGGCGGTCGCAGTTGGCCGCGCCCTTGAGGGGAACGTAAAGGCGATGGAGTACGTAAGAGACACGCACGGCGACGCTCCAGTTAAACAGATAGAAGTGACGGAAAACATCACGACAGAGCAGGACAGGGAGCTTTTGAAGGCGATCAACGAACGGCTGCAGCAGGCCGAAACGGTTCAGATAGTAGAAAGCATAGTCACCGATCCGGACGATACTACATAAAGGATCATCAATTATTCGCAAAACACGTCTTTCGCGAATAGTTGCCGAAGTGCTTGAAACGCAGTAACGGCAAGGGTTTGAGGGGATTTATAGAACGTATGTACTACCATAATCCTTGTGCAATATGTATAGAGATCATACAAAAAATATGTATCAGTCAAGGAAGTAGTGTGTATCTATACAGTATATAGGTCGGATCGGACCTGGATAGACACCCCCCGGCCGTGGCCGCCGCCCCCGCCCGCGCGGGAACCCCCCGTTGTGCTAGCAAAAATTATATAAAAATAGAAATGGGGTAAACCCCTAAAGAAGCGCATAAATACTGGAAAGTAGGAAAAATAAAGTCAAGAAAACGGAGAAAGGGTAAACCCCATGCCAAGTAAAAACACAAAAATCATAAGTATACGGGTACCGGAGAGAGTGGATTTCAGTAAGTATAACGCGAGTAAATTGATAGCCTGCCTGTATGACATGATCCAATGCGGGGCTATACAGATAGAGAAGGACGAGATAGTAGTACCCGAGACACAAGAGACAGAGCTAAACATGGAAAACTTTTATGAAGCCTGCCACGCAAAGAACCTTAACCCGCAAAAGGGAATAGATATGTGTACTCAAATGATATGGCGGCAAAATTAAAAATCGCGGTTCGCTTACGCGAAGGAGAAAGGAGAACAGATGAAGTCACTTGAAGAAAAAGGATCAAAAGAAGAATTGATAAGGCTGATAAAGATTTATAAGGGGCTTGACGGGTTGGCTGACTATTTAGACGAGGTAGGATTTCATTTATACGAAAACGACTATATATGTGACGCTATGGACTTTCTGAGAGAGGAAATAGCCAAATACTCAATAGATTATTCTCTTTTCCGTATACACCCGGTTGAAAGCATTATAAATGAATGTGCTGCTTATAACTATAACTGGTTAGATGAAATGATCTCGGAAATATTGGACGGTGATGGTTCAATAGAGGACATAGCAGATGAAGTAATAAAAGGTGCAGACTTCACAGAGACAATCGAAAACCTGACTCCCAAAGGGGACAGGGGGCTTGCAAGGTTTGAACTAAAAAGGCTAGAGAAAGTTAGCGAAGACATTATCATTTTTGAGAAGCTAGCGGAAGGAGAGGCTGGCACAAAAAAAGATATGACGCTTTCTCTTATAGACGCTTTGAAAAGAGAGCAAAAGAGGCATATATGTATATTGGAACAGGAGTACGGGAAAGATTATCCGTATATAGAAAAATATATGCACAGGGCTGAAAACCAGTTTAAATCAGGATTAAGGGGATAGTATGACCAGGGAAGAAGCCAAGAGAGAATTAAGACCTATAAAAGAGATGGAGTCAGATATAAGGTCGGTGGAGTTGGAGATTGAGCGTCTAATGACCATAGCTACGAAAATGACGCCTAATTATGAAGGATCAGTCCAAGGGAGTGGCGGGAACCGGACAGAGGATGCCATTATAAAGATTGAGGAATATAGAGGTAGGCTTTCAAACCTTATCAATGAGTCACTTGATTATAAAGCTAAGTGTCTGAATAAGGTGGAGAAGATTTATCCGAGGACTCTTAGATCGGTGTTGATGTTCTACTACTTCTCTAATAACACGATGGAGCGTACAGCAGAGTTGTTAGAACACTCTTATCAGTGGACCTATTCAATGTTTCAGTCAGCTTTAGACGAATATTGTAAAATTTCTGAGTCTACTTGATAGAAATAGATAAAAAGTCTCATTATAATGATATTGGAAAAAATTTGTCGATACGTTTAATCTCCTTCCGAAGGGCCAGGTAACTGGTCCTTTTTGCTATGGATTATAGAGAATTAAGAGAAAAAGAATACGACTATTGCCGAGAGAACCTTGAATATTTCGTAGACACTTACGGACATATTGAGGACAAAGACGCCGAGGTTTTGGTTCAGCCCTTTAAGATATGGGAAGAACAGAGGAAGGCGTTAAGGCAGTTCAGGGATAATAAGTTAAATGTCATCTTAAAAGCCCGTCAGTTGGGTATAACGTGGTTAGTATTACATTATTCCTTGTGGAAGATGCTACGACCGGGACGAACGGTTATAGGACTTTCAAGGACAGAAGACGAGGCACAGGAGTTAGTCAGAAGAATGGCGGTCATATTATCGAGTATGCCGTCATTATTTGCACAGAAAAACGATCAGCCTATAAATTGGGCTAATGCCTACTGGGAGAATACTTCCCTTATCCTTACAATACACTTTGCAAATGGGCCGGATTCGGTGTTCAAATGCTTTCCTTCATCGCCTAATGCGGCCCGCTCCTTCACAGCAGACTTAATTGTGTTTGATGAATGGGCTTTTCAGCAGTTTGCAGAGGATATATGGAAGGCTGGTTTTCCTACTATAAACAGACCTAATGGCGGTCAGGTTATCGGATTATCGACAATAGAGCGTGGTTCCTTCTTTGAAAAGGTATTTACCGATCCTGATAACGGATTTAATAAGATATTTATTCCGTGGTATGCGGACCCAAGGAGAGACGACCTGTGGTACGAAAACACAAAGCGTACTATGGGCGACATGATAACCCAAGAGTACCCGGCTACCATAGAAGAAGCCTTAACAGTACCCGGTGGATCGTTTTTCCCCGAAGTGAAACGGGAAACGCACATTACTAATAAAGAGTTAGAGGGTAAATTAAGGCGCTATGTGTGCATTGACTACGGTTTAGATATGCTATCCGCTCATTGGATTCAGGTAGATACCAAAGGGAACGCGCAGATTTACCGTGAATATGACGCACCGGACAAAACTATTGGCGCTGCTTGTGACATTTTACGTTCTTTAAGTGGTGATGAGAACATAGAATACTGGCTTGCACCGTCTGATTTGTGGAGTAGATCACAGGAAACCGGTAAATCCAGGGCGATCATCTTTAGTGAGAACGGATTAAACCTTACAAAGACTTCAAGAGACTTCCAAGCCGGGTGTGCTTCCATGAAAGAGTGGTTAAAAGCGGGAGATACACCGCCTAAACTAACGATTTTAGAGGGATGTGCGCCTAATTTATATAGATGTTTGCAGAAAATTCAAAAAGATAAGAAAAGACCTAACGTCTACGCGAAAGACCCACACGATTTAACCCACGATGTTGACTCGTT